ATTCGCGAGACGTTGACACTTAATCTTGCCATGCGTGATTTTGATAATCTTCTCTCCGAGCAAGTTCATCTAGGCGCAACTCGTTCTCGCCCGAAAGAGGGGGACTTGATCTATTTTGATTTAACTGTTCCAAATACAGCAGCTCAACGTCAAGGCACATTCATGGAAATCAACTTTGTTGAGCATGAAAGTATTTTCTATCAGGTTGGAAGTTTGCAAATGTATGAAATACGTTGTGAGGATTTCCGATACTCGCAGGAAAGATTTACTACAGGTATTCCTAATATTGATCAGAGCTTTAATCCAGATACAAGTGAAGTAAACTTTACTGGAGACGCAATGCCTGATTCAATCATTGCAGACAACCAAACCATTGAAGATGATGGCGTTACTGTTCTGGATCTAAGTGAAGATAGTCCATTTGGAGATTACAGCTAATGTTAGGCACACCATTCAACCATGACATTATTCGCAAATGTGTAATTGCTTTTGGAACTCTGTTTAATAATATCAAAATCAGACGTTCAGACGATACTTTAATTTCTATACCTATCACATATTCTAGCAAAGAAAAGTGGTATGCTCGTCTTACTGATCCCGATCTTGCACAGCAGATTATGACATCATTGCCTCGAATAAGCTACGATATGGTAGCTCTAAATTATGCAGCGGAACGTAAACTTGGAACAATGAGCAAATACTCTTCCATTAATATCAATGATGAGACTGGAAACACAAAATTGATGATGTATGAAGGTGTTCCGTATAATTTAAACTTTGAAATGGCCATTTATGGTAGAAATGCAGCGGATTGTTCAAAAATTATTGAGCAGATTTTACCATTCTTTACTCCAGAGTTTACGCTAACACTAAACAATGTAACTGAACATGAAATTGATGTTGATATACCGATTGTGCTTGATACAATTACAAGAGATGATGCGTATGAAGGAGACTTTGAGAGCGGAAGAACTTTAATATGGACTTTGAATTTTACCATGAAAACAATGCTATTTGGTCCAGTTACACCAAAAGGAATAATTAAAAAAGCCTACGTTGACTTCTTTATACCGAACAGCTTTATTAGATTTCATAGTGGTACACTTGCTCAAGCGTCTCTCAATACAAACCAATTATATCTTCAAGCAAATACAGCTTCAAGACTAGATGACATATACGCACAATCTGGATTTATTACGATCACAGGAGAAGGAACAGGCACAACAGGAATCACAGGAAATACGAGAAACATTATTTCATATGATGGCGATAAACAACTCATCGAAGTTAGCCCACCTTTCCTTGATACTCCTGATGCAAATTGGACATATCGTATTCAATACAGAGGAACAAGATCGCAAGGAATTGATCCAGATCAACTCGAAGCAATACCAACTGCTTCACGAATATACATTCAACCTGGATTGACATTAGCAGGAGATCCAACTTCAGACATCGCTCTATCAGTACCACTAAGTAGTATTGATGTTGATGATGATTGGGGATATGCTGCGAACAACACTCTACCAACAGAGGGAACTCGTCGCAATCTCATAACAGGTGTTGATGAGGATCTGTAATGGAAAATGAGGAAACGCAAATACCAGTAGTGGTCGAAAGTGAAGAAACCGACCCTGCGATGGATAGCATTTTGAGCGCGCTTGATATTCCGCGTGACACATACAAAGACTACAACAAAGTGCGCGATGCTCTTGTGACTGCTTTGGAGTCTGGTCGTATTGCGACTGCTGATGCGCTGACGCTTGCTCAAGCAATGGATCATCCACGAGCATATGAAGTGTTTGCTACGGTAATGAAGTCTACTGCTGAGGTTGCAGAAAAACTGATGGATCATCAAACAAAGATCAGAGAACTAACTGGTCAGAAAAACGAAACACCCAAAACCCAAACGACCAATAATATATTATTTACTGGATCGACGAAGCAGCTTCAACAGCTTCTCAAGGGAAAGATGGACGAGATTGATGTAACAACTGAGGTCGAAACCGATGAGTAGGAATAATGCCCATAACAAACTTTCGATTTGTTCAACCATATTCGGAAAATGCGTCTGATCCAACTTACCATGAGTGGCAACAAATAATAGAGGATGTTAATGGAAATCCAGACTTAAATAATCCGTTAGAAGCGTACGAAACGGCAGCTAATGTCTGGTTGAATTGCACAGAAGATCAACTCGTTGAAATAGAATATATGTGTCAGGAGTCATTGACTGTCATTGACAATCTCACAGGTATTTCTATACCACCAACGCAAAATGAGATACTTTTGTGTGTAGCAGATAACGAGAGCAGATGTTTTGGTATTGATGTGTTTCATCCAGAACCGAATGGATGGATAATGGTGCGTGCATGTGAAGGCACATCATGTTCAAGTTGGACAACGACATCCATTCCTGAACCTGGATTTGGGATGATGATCACAGCAGGATTAATCATGCTAGGCGTGTTAGGGAAATTAAATGGCAACAGAAGAAGATGGCTATCAAGGTAATCCCCTACTAAAAAGAGTGGGTGTCAACCACGAATACACCCCAGACGAAATCAAAGAGTATGTGAAGTGTGCAAAAGATCCGATCTATTTCGTTCGCAACTATGTCAAGATTGTCAGTCTGGATGAAGGTCTGATTCCTTTCGAGATGTATGACTTCCAAGAGAAGATCATCCGAACGATCCATGACAATAGATTTACTATCGGTAAGCTCCCGCGCCAAACAGGAAAGACAACAACAGTCGTTGCATATTTCCTACACTATACGTTATTCAACGACAATGTGAACTGTGCTATTCTGGCTAACAAAGGGCAGCTTGCGCGTGACATCCTTGCTCGCTATCAGCTCGCATACGAAAACCTTCCGTTCTTTTTACAGCAGGGTGTTCTTGCCTGGAACAAGGGATCTATCGAACTGGAGAACGGGTCAAAAATCATTGCAGCATCCACCTCCTCCTCCGCTATTCGAGGTGGATCGTTCAACATGCTGCTGCTGGACGAGTTCGCATTCGTTCCCAGACACATCGCTGAAGAGTTCTTCGCATCCACATATCCGACCATCTCTTCTGGTAAGACCACCAAGATGGTGATCATCTCTACCCCTTGTGGTATGAATCACTTCTACAGAATGTGGATGGACGCAAACGAGGGAAAGTCGGAATACGTTCCGGTCGAGGTACATTGGTCCGAAGTTCCGGGGAGAGATGAGGAGTGGAAAGAGTCCACAATCCGCAACACCTCCAAGGAGCAGTTCGCGCAGGAGTTTGAGTGCGAGTTCGTCGGTTCTCAGAACACGCTGATTAACGCAACAAAGCTCAAAGCGATGCCATTTTCTGACCCTATCTCAACAGCAGGGCAACTTGATGTGTATCGAAACCCAGAGCCAGATCATATCTACACGATCACTGTTGATGTTAGTCACGGAGAGGGATTGGACTTCTCTACGTTTTCGGTTATTGACTCTGGGCAGTTCCCATATCGCGTAGTGGCTAAGTATCGGTCAAGTACGATTTCACCGCTTGAATATCCTACGGTCATACAGAATGTGGCTAAAACTTACAACGATGCGTGGGTGTTAGTTGAGATCAATGACATCGGGCAGCAGGTTGCAACCATTCTTCACGAGGATTTGGAATATGATCACTTGCTCTATGTCACTACACGGGGACGAGCAGGGCAGGGATTAGGAACAGGATTTGGAGCAGGATCGCTTCAGTTTGGTATCAAGACGAGCAAGAAGGTCAAGCAAATTGGATGTGCCAATCTAAAAAACTTGATCGAAGCAGATCGACTAATCGTGGAAGACTTTGACACGATCTGTGAAATGACCAGTTTCATCGCCAAGGGATACAGCTACGAAGCTGAACCAGGGCATCACGACGATCTGGTGATGAATCTGGTGCTATTTGCGTGGTGTACGACGGAGCCATATTTCAAGGATGTGACGAATATAGACACTCATAAGAAGATGGTACTAGAGAAGCTGAAGCGTGAAGAACTGAGAGAGAAGGAAAATGAAGAACGAGAACTAGAGCATTTGATTCCTTTCGGGATTATTGATTCGGGAGATCCAGATGCAGATAAATACAGAGTAGCACGAGTTGGGAGTGATTCGTGGATCTGGGCTGGTGATGATGATTGGTAAATGAAAATCGGTGATTGTATAAATATCTCCCAGAAGAGCAGCCCAGACAGTTATGGGCACAATTTACGAAGGAGAGATAGATATGGCCTTCCAGATTTCACCGGGCGTACAGGTCAAAGAAGTTGATCTTAGTACGATTATTCCGGCCGTCGCTACTACAGAGGGAGCTTTCGTTGGAACATTTTCATGGGGTCCAGTTGATCAGATTGCTTTAATCAACTCACAAACATCTCTTGTTAGTCGTTTCGGTAAGCCTACCTCCGAAAATTTTACACATTGGTTTACGGCATCTAATTTTCTTGATTATGGAAATTCTCTAAAAATTATTCGTGTTGTTGATAGCGACACTGCTGTAAATTCTTCAAGCTCAGGTGGAACAATACTAATAAAAAATGAAAGCAATTATGAGAATACTCCAATTAATTCAGGGGGTCATTGGATCGCAAAATATCCAGGCGCTATGGGAAATGCTCTCCGTGTTTCGATTTGTGATTCAGTTGCCGGTCAATTTAGTAACACACTATCAGGTTTTTCTGCGAATGTAGTGCAAGGCGAGCGAGAGGTTACTTTCATTGAAGGCTCAACTCATTCAAATGAATTTGCTGTGGGAGACATCATTTCATTCGTAGCAACAGAAGATGCCCCCGAAGATGACTTTGCCGCGACAGTAGATAGTGATGGTAGGACAGGTTTATCTGCCATTCTTCCATCTGGAACATACAAGATTGTTTCAAAACCAGCTACCGGCGGAAATACCATTACAGTAGATAGAGATTTTCCTGTTGGTGCAGAAAATATGCTCATCTCAAGAAAGTGGGAGTTTTATGACAATTTCGATGTAGCGCCTGGCACATCAGAATACGCTGATAGTAGAAGTGCGTCATTGGATGAGTTTCATATTGCAATTTCAGATAGAACTGGGCAAATTACTGGAGTAAAAGGAACAGTTCTGGAAGTTTTCTCAAATGTTTCTAAAGCAGCAGACGCTAAAAATTCTGATGGTACAACAAACTACTACAAAGATATAATTAACAATCAGAGTCAATGGATTTGGGCTGGTGAAGACATTACTGGCACTAGCGTTAGTTCTGATGTTGCTAATAAGTATGCGCTTGGGGATACTATAGTACCAGGACAAGTCAAATCTTTTGTTCAGATTTCTGAGTTTAACCTTAACTCAGAAGGAATAATTCCACTTGTTTCTGATTTGAGAGGTGGAGCAAATGGAAACGCAACAACTCCAGGTCCTTTTCAACTCGGATATGACATGTTCAATAATCCAGAAGAAATTGACATTTCATTAGTGTTATGTGGACCACATGATGGAACAATTTCTCGATATATTATTGACAATCTTGTTGAATCTCGAAAAGACTGTGTTGCCTTTCTTTCTCCACAGCAAACAGATTGTGTGAATGTTCCTAATCTTGACACAGTAACAACAAACATCAAGAACTACAGAAACACTACAGATGGAATCAACGGTAGAAGTTCTTCCTACGCAGTCATGGACTCTGGATGGAAGTATCAATACGATAAGTTCAATGATGTATATCGCTGGGTTCCGCTTAACGCAGACATCGCAGGTCTTTGTGTGAACACTGACAATGTTCGAGATCCGTGGTTCAGCCCTGCTGGTCTGAATCGAGGGCAGCTCAAGAATGTTGTCAAGCTCGCATGGAATCCTCGACGCACACATCGTGATGAGCTTTATAAGAATGGAATCAACCCAGTCGTGACCTTGCCAGGGCAGGGAACTGTCCTGTTTGGTGACAAAACTCTTCAGTCCAAGCCGAGTGCATTTGATCGAATCAATGTGCGACGCTTGTTCATCGTTCTTGAAAAGGCTATTGCGACAGCAGCCAAATATACACTGTTTGAGTTCAACGATGAATTTACGCGGGCACAATTCCGAAATCTTGTAGAGCCATTCCTTCGTGATGTTCAAGGCCGCCGAGGCATCTATGACTTCCGTGTTGTTTGCGATACAACAAACAACACACCAGAGGTCATTGATCGCAATGAGTTTGTTGGGGACATTTACATCAAGCCAGCTCGCTCGATCAACTTCATCACGTTAAACTTTATTGCAACTCGAACTGGAGTTAACTTTGACGAGATTGTCGGTCAGTTCTAAAGTAAGGAGTCACTAAGATGGCATTTAATATCAACGATATTCGAGCCCAGCTAACTGGCGGTGGTGCGCGGTCTAATCTGTTTCAGGTTGAGATTCCACTTCCTGCTGGAGTCGCTGGCGATGATGCCGCGGCAGCGTCACAGAAGCTCACATTCACTTGTCGAACTTCTGCGATGCCTGGTGCGACGATCACCATGATTCCGGTTTCATACTTCGGCCGAGAAGTAAAGTTTGCTGGATCGAGAACTTTTGAGGAGTGGAGCGTACAGATTATCAACGACGAGGATTTTCTCGTTTATGATGCAATCAACGCATGGATGAACAACATTAATTCCCATGAAGGTAATTTGCGTTTAAGTGGATCAAGTCCGCTGACATATCAAGCCTCGGCTGATGTTGTTCAGTATGGAAAACAAGGAAATGAGATCAAGCGAATCAAGTTGGTCAATCTCTGGCCCACAAGTGTTCAGGCAATCGACCTCTCTTGGGATGCTGTCGATGCTCTACAAGAGTTCACAGTAACTTGGGCATTCGACTACTGGACAAACGAGGGCGTTACTTCGTAATCCAGATCAGTTCTCTTTACGATCAAGAGGGCGCGGATACCTTGTCCAGTGAGGCGGGCCCGCGCCCTCTTTTTCGTTGAGAGCAAGTATAAATATATGAAGATGCGATCACTTGGGAGTCACAGATGCCTATCAACTTTTTCGGTTTTGAAATTACCAGTAAGAAGGAGCGCGAAGAGCGCGAACAACAGAACCTTCTTGCCTTCACCGCGCCAGAAGAACAGGAAGAGGCGGTAGATGTATCACCTATTGGTGGATACGGTGGCGGTGGTCAATATGGAATCGCGATTGACATTGACGGATCAATCAAAGATGATAACCAACTTATCACAATGTATCGCACAATGGCAGTTTATCCTGAAGTTGATTATGCCATCGACGACATTGTGAATGAAGCTGTGATTGATCAAGACGATGACTTCTGCGTCAGTCTCAATCTTGATCGAAGTGAGATCAGCGCACCATTGAAGAAGAAGATTATCGACGAGTTTGAGAATGTGCTTGAACTTTTAGACTTCAAGCTAAAAGCGTATGACATCTTTCGACGATGGTACGTTGATGGTAGAGTATATTATCACATCATCATCGACAAGACCAGCCCAAAGTCAGGCATTCAAGAGCTTCGATACATTGATCCACGAAAAATCAAGAAGATCAAAGAGAAGCCAAAGCCAGCAAATCAAGTTGCGACCAAAGACAAGCCTCCGGTTGTGATTCCTCCGAAAGAATACTACATCTACAATCAAAAAGGATTGGATGCAAAAAACAGCACACCCATTCCGATTGCTCCTGATGCTATTGCGTACAACGGATCTGGTTTGGTAGATGCATCACGAAAGCGTGTTATTTCAAATCTACAGAAAGCAGTTCGCCCGTGGAATCAGCTCAAGATGCTTGAGGATGCTGTGGTGATCTATCGCATCTCTCGTGCGCCAGAGCGTCGAGTGTTCTATGTTGACGTTGGAAATCTACCAAAAGGTAAAGCAGAAGCATATCTCAAAGACATCATGGTTCGCTTCAAGAATAAGGTAACATACAACGCAGAGACAGGTGCAGTTGAGGATGCTCGTCAACATCGCACAATGCTAGAGGACTTTTGGCTGCCACGAAGAGAAGGTGGAAAGGGAACAGAAGTCAGCACACTAGCAGGTGGGCAGAATCTTGGAGAGATCGAGGATATTCTATATTTCCGCCGTAAGCTCTATCAGGCTATGAATGTTCCCCGAACACGCATGGAATCTGAAGCTGGATTCTCCATTGGGCGAGACACAGAGATCACACGAGATGAAGTGAAATTTGGAAAATTCGTACAGAGACTCCGAAATCGCTTTGCCTTATTATTCCACGATCTACTAGAAAAACAACTGATTCTAAAAAATATCATTACCGCTGATGACTGGAAGAATATCAAGAAGGACATGCGATTCAACTGGCAACAAGATACGCACTTCATGGAACTTCAGCAGATAGAATCACTACGTTCACGAATTGAAATTCTGGATAACATTGACGGTCATGTCGGAACATACATATCTAAGCTATGGGTTCAGAAGAATATTCTTCGACAGACTGACGAAGAGATCAAAGAA